ACTTTGCCTGGGGATTCGATGGACATTAACGTCCAGATGACTGTCAGACTGGCTCCCTTGCGTCGAGCCCTTTCTCTTGATGCGCATATTGATATGTATGCGTTCTGGATTCCTCATCGTCATTGTTATTCTGGTCAAGGTGAAGATAATGTTTTTATAAAGTTTCTGAAGCAGGGTCTTGACCCTAACGGTTCGGTCACGCTTCCTTCCTATACTATGCCACACGAAGTTGGTTGTTTTGGTACCTCTGAAGTTAAAGGAGTTGTGCCTATGTGGTTGGCGAAGGGATACGATCGTATTTATAACAGGTTTTTCAAGCATCCCACGGATCCGGATAAATCTATTCTTGCCGTCGGTACCAATGAAGATAATCGTAAATTTGGTCTTTCTTGTTGCTACGATAAAACTCTTTGGACTACTGGTCTTCGTTCTGATAAGAACCGCTCTAAATCGATGCACGATGTTAAAGCTCCCGTTTCTGGTGCTACTGCTAAAGTTGATGTCTGGAGTGTTGAACAGGTTAAAAATGCTTATAATAATATTGCGCAACGTGACTGGTTCACCATACGTTATTCCGACTTGTTAAAACAGAGTTGGGGTTCTAACATCAATATCGATGTTGAACAGAAGCCAAAATTGCTTGGAATGAATCGTTCTTTTCTGTCCGGTTATGATGTTGATGGTACTGCTCCCGGTTCTCTTGGTCAGGTAGGCGGTAAGGCATTTGGCCAGGCATCGCTTACTGTGCCCCGTGTATTCATGCCTGAACATGGTGCTGTCTGGTTGATGATGTTGGTACGTTTTCCTACCATTCACACGTCAGAGACTCATCGTTTGTTTCACGATGGTTCTCCTTCGTACACTGATCTTGCTGGTGATGCTCGCATTGTTGCTGGTTTCCCTCCAGAGGAGATCAAGGTTAAGGACGTGTTCCATAGTGATTCTACCCAGTCGCTCGGTTATCAGCCGTTCGGACAGCATTATAGATATCATCCCAACTATGTTCATAAACAATACGATAATCTTAACGGCTTCCCCTTCCTCGATGCTTTGCCGACGTCAGAGAATGATGCTCACTATATTCGTAATGATGAATATGACCTCACTTTCCAGTCTCCCGATCAGTTGGGTCATTGGAATGCCCAGGGACATATCAATATAGATGCTAAGCGTGTCTATCCTGATTCCGTTTCTTCTATCTTTGTGGGTTAAAATATGATACGTCCTGATCTTATTGGTCCAGTACCGCATTTTCCTGTTGTTAACCATACATCTGTTAAAACACCTGTTTTTGCTAATTGGTCTTCGTTGCATTTTCCTTTTGCTTCTGAGGTTCTTGGTGTAGGTGAATATCAGGAAGGTGTATATTCTTATTCTATGGATTTACCTATTAATATAGGTATGCCTAATTCTAAGATGTATGCTTGCCATCATCGTATTCCTATGATTCCAGACGATAGTCGTCCGGGTTATCCATTTATTCTTTCAGTTGATTGTCAATATAGAGTGGCTATTGATGCTTCTAAAGCTACTCCGCAGGTAGATTTCTTCGCTGGTTTTTCTCATAATGGTGGCGATGATGATATTATTCGCTCTGCCGCTTATCTTCCTTGCCATCATACTTCTGAAAGTTCGCCTCATAATGCTCTTACTGGTCACGGTTTATCGACCTTTACTATGGCGTTACCGCCTGCTGTAGAACAGCAAAAAGGTTGGTATGCTTGTATTGGTATGGCTTTCCGCACTCGTTCTGGTGCTGCTACTATGTGGTCTTGTGAAGCTCAAATGTCTGTCAATGTGCTATATCGTAATCGTCCGGTCTTCGATCCCTCGATGGCCTAGTTCTTCTTGGCGTGCTCACTGGCCACACTTAAGTGGCCAGTGTTCTTTTACCGCCCAATTATAATCTCGGGAGTCCACTATGCCATTTGCTATTGATGATGCCATTATTGCCGCTATGATCGCTGCTGGCGGTTCTGTTGCCGGTTCTGCTATCGGTAAGGGAGCTGCCGCTGGTTCTGACCTTAATCCTCGTCAGCATCGTGAGCTTTGGACTACGCGTCTTCGCTTTAATCAGCAATCTAGGCGTGAGCGCAATGATCTCGCTGATTATGAACAGCGTCGTGCAAATTATCGCCAGGGATTAGTTCGTAGATTTAACCGTTATCAGTCTATGTATGATGCCGGCGTTTCTCGTAATATCCGACGTCAGGAATTTAATCAGACGCTGGGTATGAACACTCAATCTTTTAGGCAACAACTGGGTTTTAATCTGTTGGGTAATAATCAACAGTTAGGTTTTAATCAACGCGCCTTCCAGCAACAACAGGGTTTTGCTGGTCAGAATTTCTTGCAGAATCAATACTTCCAAGGTATGCGTCTTAATACTGAGACTGCTGGTCGTGCTCGTCAGCGTGGTCTTGCTCAGCGTCAGGAGCTGGAAGGGATGTTTCCTGAGGCCTCTCCTTGGGATCTTATGGGTACAGGTCACCAGGCATCTTCTGGACAGGCTGTGCTTCCCGGCTATCCGTCTGCTCAGTCTGCTAATAATGCCGCTGGCCCGTCTCCGTCTCAACAGCTTCGCGCATCTGAAATGGCTTCTTCTGCTAAGATGGCTGCTATGCTTCTTCCTACGCCCGCAGTGCAGGCTGCACAGGCTGGTGCTCATGCTCAGATGTATTCATCCACAGTGCACGCTATGTCCGGTCTTGCCCAGGCATTGATTAATGCACGGGCTCCACTTATGCAGGCTGGTATCGCTGGTAAAAAATTGCCTTCAGAGATTGGCAAAAATGAATCTGAAATTGGTAAAAATAAATCTGACGTTCTTTTGAATAAGGATAAAGGTTTTGAAGCTCGTCAGATTGGTAACGAACGTTCTGCTATCTCAAATGTTCATCAGGCTCAGACTAAAAATCTTGGTTATAAAAATCGATATGCTAATAAATATTATAAAGGGCAAGCTGATTATGAATCACAAAGAACTACACTTGGCTATGGTCAGTTAGGTGTTTCTGGTCTTGGTGTCGTACAGGCTAATAGAATGTTGAATAAACTCGGACGTTCTCTTTTTGGTCAATCAGATAAATTAACTAAAAAACTTTCAGGTGCTCGTTCTATAAAGTCTTCTGTGCGGCCTTCAAAGTCTTCTGTTCGTGGTTCTGGTACTCCTGTTTCTGATGCTGCTGGTCGTTTTGGTTATCCTCCCGGTCTTGATCCTTGGGAAATTCCCGGTTCCTATTGATGAATATCCGTCATCTTGTCAGGACTATTAATTTCTATGCGCCGACTGTCAATCTTCTGTTGACTGCTGGTGCTCTTGTTGCTGCGTTGTTGTATATCTGAGATCGTAAGTTTTTGGCACGTTCAGACCCTTTAACATCTACTGCTGACTATTTCGAGGGTCTTCTCTATTCGACTTCGGATACAACTTTTTCTCATGCTTTCCCCTGGTATCGTCTCTGGCGTTCTGCCGTTTCCCAAATATCTTATGCTGATAAGGCGCTTCGTGCTCTTGACATTGCTCCTGATTCTTTTCTGGATAATCCTTCTAAAAATGAGGTTTCTCTTGCTAAATCCCACTTAAAAGCTGAGGTTTCCCGCCTCAATTCGATAAAAAATCTACTTGATACTATATATTTAAGTGACAGAGTTACTTTTGCCGGTTCTGTTTCGTCTGTTCAAAAGGATCTGTCTCCTAGTATTCGTGAGCGTTTCTCTACTATGTTCAATGTTTTATCGCGTGCGTCTTCTTGGATTTATGATATGCTTGCGGATATGTCCTACCAGCAAGCTACCACTAATTTTCAGTTTCGGACGTCTGTTGAATGTTTGGAAGCGAACAGAGACGGTTGGTATGTGGTCTTTGATACGCTGACCTATGATCCGTCTCGTTATGATGATGAGGAGTTTGGGAAAGAAGTTTTTAAGTGGATAAAAAAGCTTCGTCAACGTGTTGGTGTTGCTTATTTTGGTTCTGATGATGCTATAAAAGGCCATTATAGTAGTGAGTTTTTTCGCTATTGCCTTGTTTTTGAACAACATAAATCGGGGCGCCTTCATGCCCATTGCATTTATTTCATGCGTGATCTTCCTTTGGGCACTTCTTATGCTGATCCCAATGAAAAGAATCGCTCTCGTCCTAATAGATTGCAGCCTGTTGGGTTTCCTCGTCCTGAGTTTGGCTTTTCTAACCCTATTGCCGTTCGCTTTGATGGTCGTGATGTTTGGGCTCGCCTAGGCTGGTCATGGCCTCTAGATAAGACCGGTGTCCCCAGGGCGCCTTCTTCCCCTGTAGCGCTCGCGCGTTATTTAACCAAGTACATCTCTAAAGAGAGAGGAGTTGCAAGATGCAGAATGAGTCAGAACTTTGGTATCCAATCCCTAACCAATCGCCTGAAAACGCTCAAGATTTCGGAACTGACCCAGCTTCAGACGTCCCGTCAAAAGTTCAATTACCACACAATGACAGTACCCAGAAATCTGCTACGGCAGATGACCAGGCGGACGCTGGCCCGTCAGATTCGAATGAATTCGCTGCCTTCTTGCATGACCGCATCGATCGGGATGAGCGAGCTCGATATTTGGCCAGAGAAGCTCAGGTCTGCAATGAGTTTGATGACGCCGTTAGCGCTGTCTTCTCGGGTGCAGAGGCAACCTCTGAGGCCAGACAGGCTTTTGCGCGGTTTAACCCACGTGACCCAGATCCTCAAGCATTCGAGTTCCGAAACTTTGTATCTCCTGAGTATGAGAAATACGGTTATTTTTAATAAGTATGTTCAAGAAGTTCTTGACAAGCATGAAATTAGAAATTATACTTCG